ATGCGTTCGGCAGATAATCCCCATCTGCCCCAAGACTTCATCGAACGGCTGCAGGCCAACTACGATCCAAGCCTGTTGCAGGCTTACTTAGAAGGCCAATTCTGCAATCTCACAACCGGTCAGGTCTACGACCGGTTCGACCGCAGCAAGCACATCTGTCGAGATCTTCCAGATGTCAGCGACGAACCCATCCGGGCCGGGATTGACTTCAACATCGGGAACATGAGCGCCGTAATTGGCGTGCGTCTGGGCAACTCTTTACTGCTGATTGATGAGATCAGCGGCGCCCATGACACCGACGCCCTGGCCCAGGAGATCCGCCGACGATTTCCCCACTCCCGAATCTTGGCCTACCCGGATTCATCAGGATCAGCACGATCTACGAATAGCAGCCGCACCGATGTCTCGATTCTTGAATCCTATGGGTTCAGCAACCAATCAGCGAAATCGAATCCTCCCGTCCGTGATCGGGTGGCTTCTGTTCAGGCTTTGCTGGAGAACGGGAAAGGCCAGGTAAGGCTGCAGATTTCCGCCAGCTGCAAACGGACCATCGAATGTTTGGAGCTGCAGAGCTACACCGAGGCCGGTGATCCTGATAAAGATGCGGGCTATGACCACATGAATGATGCGCTTGGCTATCTCGTCTACAGAGATTTTTCAATGCTCCATTCCCGCGCTGGTCGTGGTACTGGAATCAGGCTTTACTAAACTGATCGCATGGGTGGGATTTAGCTGTGTATTCAGGCTTTTCTGGTCGCCAACGTGTTGGCAACGTGACGACGGTGGAAAGCCCGAACACGGCTTACGTCAACATGGAGCCGCATTGGCTGTTGATTGAAGCACTTTTACAGGGCACCTACGGAATCAGAAAAGGACACAGAAAATATCTTCCGCAAGAACCAAGGGAACTAGATGAGGCTTACGACAACAGGCTGATGCGTTCAACGCTTGCGCCTTATTACGTCAGGCTGGAGCGGATGTTGGCGGGCATGTTGACCCGCAAGCCTGTGCGGCTCGAAGACGTTAGTGATGTTGTCACTGAGCAGCTGTTTGACGTTGATCTGCAGGGCAATGATCTGAACGTTTGGACTTACGAAACCGCCCGCAAGTGCATTCGTTACGGTCACGTCGGCGTTTTGGTTGATGCGCCAAAGGCAGGCGACAACGGCAGGCCTTACTGGGTGTCGGTGACGCCCCGCGACATTTTGGGATGGCGTTCTGAGGTCAACGGTGGCAAGCAACAGCTAACGCAGCTGCGGCTGATGGAAACCATCACCGTGCCCGATGGCCTCTATGGCGAGAAGCAGGTGCAGCAGGTACGAGTGCTAACACCTGGCGCTTTTGAGATTCACCAGAAGGACAAGAAAGGCGATTTTGTGTTGATCGACGAGGGCAGCACCAGCCTTAGCGAGATTCCGTTTGCCGTTGCCTATTCCAACCGCGTCGGTGTCCTTGAGTCGCGGCCACCACTGGCAGACATCGCCGAGCTGAACCTCAAGGCGGACCACGTACAAAGCGACCTCGACAACCAGCTGCATATCAGCGCGGTGCCGATGCTTGCCATCTATGGGTTCCCGCAGTCAGCAGAGGAAATCAGCGCAGGCCCAGGCGAAGCCATGGCACTGCCCGAGGCTGCACGGGCTGAATACATCGAGCCGGGCGGCAACAGCTACAGCGCGCAGTTTCAGCGCCTTGATCAGATCGCCAATCAGATCAACGAGCTAGGCCTGGCCGCTGTGCTGGGTCAAAAGCTCAGCGCAGAGACCGCAGAGGCCAAGCGCATCGATCGCAGCCAAGGCGACAGCACCATGATGGTGATTGCGCAGCAGATGCAGGATCTGGTTGATAACTGCCTGAAGTTTCACGCGCAGTACATGGAGCAGCCGCAGGCGGGCAGCAGCTTTATCAACCGCGACTTCCTGGGCCAACGCCTTGAACCGCAGGAGATCCAATCACTGCTTCAGCTCTACACCGCAGGCACCATTACGCAGGAAACACTGCTCAACCAGCTGTCTGCTGGTGAGGTGCTAGGCGATGAGTTCGACGTAGAAGAGGAGATCGAAGCCACACAGACCGGCGGCCTGATCGAGATGCAACAGCCTGAGCCAGAGCCTGCGCCTGAAACAGAAGGCACAATGCCAGAAGCAGAGCCGGAGGCTGAAAATGAGTTGGCTGGATAATCTTCGCAAGCGCAAGTCGGAAGAGCCGATTAACCGGCTGCTGTTTTTCTCAAAGCAAGAGCTGACAGAACAGACCTATGCGGTCGTTCGGGTCACTTGGTATTTGCACGGCAAGATCTCCGCCGTGTCGGAAACATCAATCGGCCTGTATGACGAAGATGTCATTGCCGAGTTTTCTGATCTTGTAGGCAACGCGCTGCGTGCTGGCTGTGACGTGTCGGTGGCTTGTATTGATGACCCGCAATATCTGGGCATCTATGACTCATGAGCGAGCATCGAGAGATATTCCGAAACGCGATCGATCTGAATCGCTATAGCAACAGTGTGTCGCGACGTTTGATCCGTGCATACAACGATGTTGTGCTGGATGCTGTTGATCAGCTGCGTGGGATTGATGAGCTTGCGTCGCCTGTTAAAGCTGCACGGCTTCGGGCCATTCTCGCGCAACTGAACGACTCACTCCGCACTTGGTCTGGCGACAGCATCGCCACGATGACCGAGGAGCTGCAGGGCTTGGCTGTGTTGCAGTCGGAGTTTGCAGCGGAGCAACTACAGAAGGCGCTACCGGCTGGCACTGCGGCGACGGTCGGGACGGTAGAGATCAGCCCGGCGTTAGGGCAGGCGATCGTTACGAGTCAGCCGACAGTTGCTGGCGTTGTCAACCTGAGCGACAACCTCGAGCGGATTGCTAGAAACACTGTCGCGTTTCAGCTGACCGTCGGGCAAGAGATAAGCCTGCCTAATGGGCAAGTAGTTGCCCAGGCGTTTGACAGCATGTCGGAGAGGCAGGCAGAGCTATTTAGCGTCGCTGTACGGAACGGCATTTTGGAGGGCGAATCAGTGCCGAGCATTGTTCGCAGGCTGAAGGGTCGGCTGACCAAAGAGCAGCGTGGATCGATTGACACGCTTATCGCGGCAGGCGGTCAAGCAACCAGCACCCCGAACAACCAGATTCGGGCCATCGTTCGCACCAGTGTGAATCAAGTGGCCAATGCCGCCGAGCGAATCAATGCCGCACAGAACCCAGACATAACGGCTAGATACCGTTACACCGCAACGCTTGATAGCAGGACAACGGCTATCTGCCGTGCGTTAGACGGCAAGACGTTCAAGCACGAGCAAGGGCCTTATCCACCTCAGCACTTCAACTGCCGTTCGCGGAACATCAACATTCCGATCGGCTTGGAAAAGGAGTTTGACGAAGCCCGCGAAGACTACGGCGAGTGGTTGAACAATCAGAGTGAGGCTGTAAAACGTGATGCTCTTGGTCCTGGGCGACTTGCAATGTGGGATGGATTGGTCAGAAAGTACGGCCCATCTGACGCCATTCGTAAGTTTGTGGCCCGCGATGGCTCGGAGCTAACCTTGGATCAATTACGCCAACGAGGTTATGGCTCCTCTGCCCGCTAAATACAAGTTCAAGGCGCAAGGCGCTGAGGCTAAGCCCAAGGCGACGGCCAAGAAAAAGTCCGCTAAAACTGAAGCACCTTCGGAGGCTGACTGATGCCAGCGCACTACGGGATGGGTAAGCCCAAGAAAAAGAAAAAGAAGGCCAAGAAAAAGTAATGGCCCGGAAGCTGCGTCGCGTTCCGAAGGACAAGGCCACCGGCCTGCCTAAGAAGTACCTCTCTGGTGCGAAGAACCGCGCTGCCAAGGCCCGTGAGATCAAGCGAACCGCTGAGGCTTACAAGGCTGGCGAGTTCATCGACATCAAAGCTGTTTCCGCATCCAGGACCAAGCAAGGTGGCACCAAAAAGAAAACCACTAAACGCCGCAACAAAAAAGGCCCTAAAAGAAAAGGCTGAGAAGTCGAAGTTCTTTTACGGCGAGCTGGCGGCGGTCTACCGCAAGGGCCAGGGCGCTTACCTGTCCAGCGGGTCGCGGAACGTGCCAATGGCGGCCTGGGCCATGGGACGGGTTAACAGCTACATGCGAGGCGACAAGGCGCGCACAGCTGATGCTGCGATCTACGCCCGTTACAACAAAAAGCGATGAAGCTGACAACCCGCCAAAAGAACGCTTTGAAGCGGCACCAAGAGGCGCATGGGCACACCAAGGCGCACATGGACTTTATGAAGCGCAAGATGCGTGAGGGAATGAGCTTCACAAGGGCGCACCGCTTGGCTATGAGCAGGAAAGGCAAATGAGCATCAAGCGCGGTGGCCATACGTTTGCGGGTTTTGACAAGCCCATTCGTACGCCGAACCATCCGAGCGGCAAGTCTCACGCTGTCGTCATTAACGAAGGCGGCAAACCGAGGCTCATTCGGTTCGGTGCGCAGGGTGCTGACACGAAACGTCCGCGCAAAGGTGAGAGTGCTGCGGACAAAGCTAAGCGGGCGGCATTCAAGAAACGCCACGCGAAAAACATCGCGAAGGGCAAGACATCTGCCGCATTTTGGGCGAACAAAGTAAAGTGGAGCTGAAAACAACCTTACGGGTTATTCATGTCTGAAGAGCAGAATCTGGAGATTACGTCTCCCGCAGCTCCAAACAATGCCGAGCTGGATGCACTCAAGAACAGCATCCAAGCGTTAGAGAAAAAGAATTACGAGCTGATCGGCAAGCTCAAAGACGCAAAAACAATTCCTGACGGCGTTGATGTTCAGGAGCTGCTTGAGTTCAAGCGCAACGTTGAGCAGAACAAACTCGAATCAGAAGGCAAGTACACCGAGGCGCGTCAAGCTCTGGAGCAGCAGTTTCGCGAGGCTGCTGAAGCCAAGGACAAGCGGATTGCTGAGCTGGAAGCACGAGTCCGCGAGCTTGAGCTGATCGCACCTGCGAACACAGCATTGGCCGATGTTGTCCATGATCCCAGCATCGTATTCAAGGCGGACCTTCTGAAGCCGGACCAAATCGAGCGCGAATCTGATGGCACGGTTGTTGTTGTCAACGGCTACGAGCGCAAGCCGATTGGCGAGTGGGCCAAGACTTTGCCCAGCTACATGCAAAAAGCACCCAAGCCAGTTGGCAGCGGTGCGCCTTCAGGACGCAGCACAGGTGGCGACATTCCGCCGGGCACAAAGAATCCTTTTGCCAAAGAGTCCTACAACCTCACAGAACAGTCGCGGCTTTATCGCACGGATCGGGATATGTACGAGAGGTTGAAAGCTGCTGCTAACCGTTAATATGTTGGGCAAGGCAAAGCTACGCAGAGCCAAACGGGTTACGCCCACACCGTAAACATCTTTTTTGAGGATCTGTCATGGCGACTCTTCGCTCTGACATCATCATCCCCGAGGTATTTACGCCTTACGTCATTGAGCAAACCACTCAGCGTGATGCCTTCCTGGCTAGCGGTGTGGTGCAGCCCATGGCGGAGCTAAATGCTGCCGAGGATGGTGGTGACTTCGTTCAAGTGCCTTTCTATAAGGCCAACCTGTCAGGCGACTTCGAGCGTCTGACGGATAGCTCTTCTTTGACCCCTGGCAAGATCACCGCAGATAAGCAGGTTGCTGCTGTTCTGCATCGTGGTCGTGCTTTCGAGTCACGCGACCTGGCTGCTCTGGCTGCAGGTTCTGACCCGATGGCTGCTATCGGCAACAAGATTGCTGACTACATCGCCAACCAACGTCAGAAGGATCTGCTGTCCTGCCTCGCTGGCATCTTTGGCGCTGTTGGTGACACCAGTTCCGCTTCTTTCGCAGCCCTTGCTGTTGATGGCGAGTCTGGCGACACTCCGACTCAACTGACTGCTCGTCAGATCGTTGAGGGTCAGTCCTTGCTCGGTGACCAAGGCGACAAACTGGCTGCAATCGTTGTCCACCCCAAGGTCTATTACGACCTGAAAGAGCGCCGCGCGCTCGACATGATCTACGACGACGCAGGTCAGCCCGACACTTCCGCCGCTCAAGGTTCACTGGCTAACGCCTTTGGCCCTGTTGCAGTTCCCACTTTCATGGGGATGCGCGTGATTGTGTCTGCTGATGTGCAGACCGCCGGCTCTGGTGCCACCACCGAATATGCCAGCTACATGTTCACCCAAGGTGCTGTCGGCACTGGTGAGCAGCTCGGCCTTCAGACCGAAACCGATCGTGACATCCTCGCCAAGAGCGATGCCATG